ACGTCCGCATTCATGTGCCGGGCGACAAGTCCTCAGTGATTGAGCGTCCTCTAAGTCAGCAGGACGTCTTTCGCTTTCAGGAGCGATACAACAAGTGGAAAGCCGGCCAGGAAGAAGCTGTCACCGGCACTCCCTTGAATGCCTTGCCAGGCATGAACGCGTCCAAGGTTGAGGAATACAAATTCTTCAAGATCATCACCGTTGAGCAGCTTGCTGACGCGAATGACAACCTGGGCGGCAAGTTCATGTCCTTCCAGCAAGACAAGCAACGCGCCAAGGCATTCATGGAGGTCGCGGCCAACAACGCCCCGATCGAGAAGATGAACGCTGAGCTGCAAAAGCGAGACGCGGAAATTGAAAACCTGCGCACGATGGTCGAGGCACTGCAAGCCAGTGCCAAGCCCGCCAAGCGCAACGTGGCGCCAGCAACAGCTGACGTCGAGTAAGAGGAGCAGGGGATGGCCTATCAAATCGTAAATGAATCGACCCTCTCGGCCATCGTGCAAAACGTGGCCTCGATGGTGGCCTTCCCCGTCCCCAACGATCCCGCGGGTGATGCTGATCCCACGGTGCAGCAGTTCGTGCAGGCCGCCAACATGGCCGGCATTGAGCTCTTGACCATGTACGACTGGCAGGAGCTCATCAAGAATTACCAGATCCCAATCACAGCAGACACCAACAACCAGAAGGAAAAGGCTTTCCCTCTGCCCGAGGACTTCTTTGATTGGATCGACCAAACCAACTGGAACGCGACAACGCAGTTCCCGTCCCTCGGCCCTGTCTCGCCACAGATGTGGCAGCAGCTGCTGATCCGCACAACGCTGCCAACGCTGTCGTTCTACTGGCAAGTGCGCGACAACATGATCTACGTTTTGGCCCCGCCAAATTCTCCTCAGATCATGAACGTGTTCTACATGTCACAGGCATGGGTGCGCGACCAAGATGATCCGACGCTGTACAAAAACCGCATCACCAAAAACGGTGACGTGGCTTTGCTCGATGCCACTCTGATCACGCTGTACACCCGCGTTAAGTGGCTTGAGATGAAGGGCCTGGACAGCGCCGCAGCAATGCGTGACTTCCAGCTCTCATTCGAAAACCGCAAGGGAGCAGCCAAAGGCGCGCCGGTCCTTTCGATGACCCGCGATTTCAGATTCCCTTACATCCAACCTCTGACGAATACGCCAGACACTGGATATGGAGTCTGATCATGCCATTGGTGCCTCTCAAGCCTTTCAAGACACCTAGAAGGGCGGCTGCCTCACAAGTTGCGCAGCTAGGTGTCATCCCCGCGCCAACTGGTGGCTTGAACTTCCGCGATCCGATCGCGGCCATGTCACCTGCGGACGCGTTGGTCCTGACCAACTTCATCCCACGCCAGCAGGGCGTGGAATTGCGCAAGGGCTGGTTCTCATACACCGACACCCTCGAGGCTCCGATTGAGTCTGTCTTTGGCTACAAGGCGCCCGTCAATGCGGACGACAAGCGATTTATCGCGGCCAACGGCAACATCTATGACGTGACCGATCCTGGCGAGCCTGTAGAGGTCGTAACGGGCACTGGCAGCGATGAAGACGAGTGGTGGACCACTCAGTTCTCCACCCCCGCTGACACGTTCCTGTTGGCCGTATCGCCTGGCGCCGGTTACTGGACTTACAGCACCACTAGCGGATGGGTTGACCGCACAGCATCGACCACCGGACTGCCCACAACTGTGCGCACCGTGGCCGTGTGGAAACAGCGCGTTTGGTTCACCGCAGAAGGTGACTCCAACGTCTACTACCTGGACGCTGTGGATGTCGTGACAGGCGCCTGCACATCATTTGCAATGGGCTCAAACCTGCGGAACGGCGGCTATGTCTCCGCGCTAATTAACTGGACGATGGATGCTGGCTTCTCAATCGACGACTTCCTGATCGTTGTCGGCACAGAAGGCGACATCGGCGTGTGGCAGGGTACAGATCCCACTAGCCCCGAAACATTCAGCCTGAAGGGCGTCTGGTACGTTGGACCCGTCCCCAAGCACGGCACGTTTTTCACCCCGTTTGGCGGTGATGTGATGATCGTGTCCGAGTTGGGTCTGGTTCCCATGTCAAAGCTAGTCAATGGCCAGTACACCGAAGACCAGCAGATCGGCCCCGCGTCAAAAATTCAATCTGTGTTTGCGCCACTGGTTCGCAGACTGATCAACGAAAAGTATTTTGACGTCTTTGTCGTCCCGTCTTCTGACGTGATGGTGATCAAGCTGCCCGCGGACGGTGGCACTTACCGCCAGTTCGCGATGAACGTGATCACAGGCGCCTGGTGTCAGTTTGTTGGCATCCCAATGCGCTGCGCGGGAATCATCGGTGGCCGCCTGCTTTTTGGCACGTCAGACGGGTTTGTCTGCGAAGGCCTGACTGGTGACAAGGACGGCGCGGATGGCAACGGCGACGGCGGCAACTATGTCGAGGGAGACGTGCAAACGTCCTTTCAGGCATTCAACACGCCAGCTCAGCTCAAGAAGTTTGGCATGGTGCGTCCGACATTTATTGCGACGGCTGCGCCTGCGATCAAGCTGCAAATCAACACGCAATTCCAAACCAGTCCTGTGGGCGGCTCTCCCTTCTTTACGAAGGACAGCGGCGCCGTGTGGGATGAGGGCATCTGGAACACATCGACTTGGGTGGGAACAAACACCTACCAGGCGTGGGCCGGAACGACTGGTCTTGGGTATTACGGCTCGCTGCGCATGAAAGTGCGAGGCTTGCCACAAACCGTCTTCACGTCTTGCAACGTGATGACCGAATTAGGTGGAGTGATGTAAATGGCTTTAAAGAACAACTACGGCTTGCCCGATTCAACTTTGCAGCTGATTGCTGGCTCTCCTGAGCTCAACTTTGGCGCGGGCCAAAGTGATCCTGGCTTGACTAGCATGATCAGCGCCCTGCGCGGCGAGCGTTCAAGCAACAACCCAGGCGTGCGACTGTTGGCCAACCGTGCCAACGGCCAAGGCCTCGCGTTCAATCGCAAAGCAGCTACTGGATCAAATCGCTTTCCCATCTTGACGATGGCAAAGGTTCCTCGCACTGAAAAAACAGCGCCTGTTGGTGATACAGAAACGCCTTACGTTCCACCGTATGTGCCGCCTTATGTCCCGCCATTTGTTGATGACTTTGTCGTAAATGACGTTGTTGTTGACGACACGGTTATTGATGATGACGTTGTCGATGACACTGTGGTCGATGACACCGATGACACTGTGGTCGATGACACTGTAATGGATGACACCGTCATCGAAGACGTTGATTTGGGTGATTTAGATCTCCAGGAGGTGGTCATTCCAGAGGAAGAGGAAAAAACCGGAACCGTTGACATTGAAGTTGTCGATGGCCTTGAGGCCCAGGACGACGGAACGACTGACGGCATTCTTGACTTAATTAACGCCGGCTTTGATGACTCCGAAAAGACAGGAACGGTTGACATCGAGGTCGTCGATGGCCTTGAAGCTCAAGACGATGGAACTACAGACGGCATTCAAGACATCATCGACAGCATAGGCGACGGGTCTGGAGGCTCCGGGGGCGGCGACGATTACTTTGACAGCTTTGACGGTGGCTACGATTTGAGCGACAGCTGGGATTTCCGAGGTGGGGACTTTGGCGATTATTTTGGCGGCGGTGGAGGAGGAGGCGGCAAATTTGTGGATGACTATAGCGGCGGCGTTATGGCCTATGCCACGGGTGGCAAGGTCACACCAGATCGTCTAGCAGGACCAAACCCTCTAGGCCCTGATGACGGCTTTGCCGCTCTTAAAAACGGCGAGTTTGTTTTGAACAAAGACGCAGCAAAGGCAATTGGTTACGAGCTTCTTGAGCGGCTCAATAGGAGCCGTCCTTGAAAATCGTGACTGATCAGCCCGATCAGTATCCGGTCATCTGGCAATGGATGAACCGGAACACAAACTTGCCGTGGAGCAGCGATCTCAGAACGATCGCTGCCATGCGCGATGACGGCACAATTGCATCAGCGGTTGCATTCAACGCGTGGACAGAAAATGCTTGTTGGATGCACGTTGCGTTTGATGGCAAGCATGGTTTGACTCGAGCACTTTGGCGTGCGGCTTTTGAGTATCCGCTCCTGCACTGCGGGAAGGATGCGGTCTACGGCCTTACACCAAAGCACTTGACTGAGGCTTTGAGCATGAACCGGAAACTGGGATTTCGACAAATCGCGGAGACGGTTGACTGTGTGATGTTTGAAATGCGGCGTGATGAATGTCGCTGGATAAAGGAGAAAGAACATGGGCGGGAAATCGTCAGCACCAGCAGCGCCTGATTATCTCGGCGCAGCAACCGCACAAGCGGCAGCATCCGAGAAGGCAACGACTGCGCAAAACTTTGCGAACCGTCCCACGATCAACACGCCGTGGGGAACGCAAAGCTGGGGAACGGATTCGACTGTTGATCCTGCAACTGGTCAGAACGTCACGTCGTGGACTCAAAACACGACGCTGGCTCCTGCCTTGCAGTCTGCTCTTGATTCGCAAATCGGTCTTCAGAACGATCGCAGCCAATTGGCTGGCGGCTTTATGGATCGCGTGGCCGATGAGTACAGCAAGCCCTTCGACTATGCCGGCCTGCCTCAAATGGCGCAGGTGAATGCGCCCGCAAGCCTTCAGACTTCGACCAACGATTACTCCAAAGGCTTGGCGACTGGCTTCAACTTTGGATCTCCTTTGCCTCAGTTTGATTCGTCCTACCGCGACACGGTGGCCAATCAGCTTATGCAGAAGATGCAACCCGCGCATGACTACCAACAGCGCCAGCTTGAAACGAAGCTCTCCAACATGGGTTTCCGCCCAGGCACTGAGGGCTATGACCGCGAGCTGAACAACATGGCTCAGCGTCAGTCTGCCGAGCGCTACAACGCTTTGGACACAGCTGGAAACGAAGCTCAGCGTCTCTACAACATGCAGATGGGCACTGCGCAGCAGGGCTATCAGCAGAACCTAGGCGCGGCTCAATTCCAGAATCAAGCACTTGGCCAAGCCAACGCGTTGGATCTTGCAAACATGGGCGCGTCAAACAACGCGATGTCTCAGCAGTTCGGCTTGAACCAGCAGTACGCCAATGCGCAGAACCAACTGCGCCAGCAGGCGATCGCAGAGGAAGCACAGCGCCGCGGTATGTCTCTCAACGAGATGAACGCGTTGCTGTCTGGTCAGCAAGTGAACATGCCAAACATGCCGACTTTCAATGCAGCCGGAAGGGCAGAAACGCCAAACATTCTGGGCGCGACCCAGATGGGCTACGACGCAGCACTGGGCGCGACAAACGCACAAAACGCTGCATTCGGCAACTTGCTGGGCGCTGGCGCACAGCTTGGATCTGCCGCGTTCATGTTCTCCGATCGTCGCTTGAAGTCGAATATCAAGCGCGTCGGCACTCACGCAATTGGCGTGGGAATTTATGACTACACAATGATGGGAATGCCGCAACGCGGTGTGATTGCCCAAGAAGTTGAAGCGGTGCGACCTGACCTCGTCAAGCGTCACGCCAGTGGCTACCTGATGGTGAATTACGGAGGTTTGTGATGAATGACGATTTGATGTTTGAGTACCTGGTCCAGATGGGCCAAATGCGTCCTGAAGAAGCTGAGCTAAAGAAAAAGCAGGCGATGGTGGATGCCTTGCGCGGCAACTCTCTCAAGCCAATGCAGGGCGAGATGGTCGGCAAGCACTACGTTGCGCCAGGCATCGGCCAGGCAATCGCACAGCTTGGTCAGGGCTACCTTGCTTCAAAGGCTCAGGGCGGCGTTGATCAGAGCATGCGCGGCATGAATGATCGTCAACGCATGGCCTTGGAGCAGCTGCGCAAGCGTCGCATGGCGCCTGGTGCAATGCCTACCGCAGGCTTGGGCGGAGGCATGAACACCGAAGATTATGGCTTTGACATGCCAGGTTCTGGATATTGATCATGGTCGATTACACCCTGTTCAACAACGAGGAGGAGCAACCGCAAGTTGGCCTCTTAAAAAAGTCGAGGGCGATGATTCAGTCGCCCGGCGGCGTTTTGTCAAACACAGTGCGGCCTAATCAAGGCGGCATGCTCCCCAACGCGATCGACGCGTATCGATCAAAAGCCGCGCAGCTGTATGAGCAAGGCAGCGACCTCTACAACCAAGAGCCTGACTTTTCGCAGTTTCAAAAGTTTGCCAAGCAGCGTGCCCAGCAGGGCGAGGGAGCTATGCTCAACGCGTTGGCAGCTCAGTTTGCAGGGGAGAGCTTTGCCCCCGTGCAAGAGCAGTATCTAAAGAAGGCTGCCACGTCACGCGAACCCATGAAAATGGGGAGCGGCGTCATTACCGCTGAAGGCGAGTATCTGAAAGACCCAGAGGTCGCTCAGAACAAGAAAGCTGAGTTTTTGCTGCAGCAGGCCAAGGCCTACGAGACGATGGCCGCGACTGCGGAGACTGCTCGCGAGCGAATTGCAAGCGAACGCAAAGCGCGTGAGTTTGAGCAAATGTACAAGATGGAAATGTTGGGCTTGCGCCGCGACATGGCCGCTCAAAACTCTGGCGGCTCGTTCACTCAATCTGGTTTTACAACAGACGGCAAGCCGCTAGTGACCAACAAGACCGGCATGAATTTTGTGCTAGATGTAGGCCCTCAAGGGCAGCCCATCTACACACCCTACGGTGGCCAAGCAACACCCAAAGCAACGTTTGAAAAAAACGTTGGAGCTGCTCAGACTTTTCAGACAAAGGCTGATTCGTCCGACGCCCTTGTCAAACAGATCGAAGCAAACCCTGGCGCGTTTGGCATCACAGCCGCAGTGGTTTCAAAGCTGCCAGCATCGATTCAAGGCCGCGTGGGCGCCAAAGTGTTGGACGAGAACACGCTCAAGCTGCGTTCTGACGTATTACGTCAGGCCGCGATGGAGATCAGCGACATCTACGGCGCTGCACAGTCAGTGGGCGAGGCGTCACGCGCTGCAACGTTCATCCCAGCTGCGGAAGATCCTCCAGAGATCGTCATGGAGAAACTGAAAGCGGCTCGAGATTACGCACGCATGAACGCCAAGTCGTTTGGTGGCGCAATCAATGACGCAGCAAAAGCTCGTTCTGGTGGCGCACAGTCATCAGGCGCAGGCGGCTTGTCAAGTGACGAGATGGCCGAGCTTGCTCGCTTGCGTGCAAAGCATGGAAGGAACACACCATGAGCGACCCTCGCCAAGAACTTGAAGAACTGCGCCGTCTTGAGGATCTTGAGCGCAAGCTCGCATCTCAAGACTTGGGTGAAGTTCGAAAGCAGAAGGAACGCAGCCAAGCCAACGTTTACGCCGGCCAGGATGTTGGCCAGATGGGCACATTCATGCGCGGTGTTGGCGGTGCAAAACAAGCCTTCGACAGCGCAGCGATGGGCCTCAAAGGCTTGTTCACCGATCTCACACCAGAAGACAAAGCATTGCTTGAACAGGGCAAGGCGTTTGTAAAACAAGGCGACACAGCTGCAACAGTGGGCAACATTGCCGGCGAAATCGGCATGCTTGCTGCCCCCACAACTCGAGCTATTCAAGGCGTGCAAGCCGCAAGCATGGCCGCCAAAGCCGTGCCCTACCTTGGGAAAGCACTTGCAGCCACGCGTACAGGCACAGGAGCGGCTGCGGCTGGTTCTGGCTTGGCGTCTGCCGCCCTTGCGCCAGAAGACCGCACAGGCGCCTTTTATGGCGGTGCAGCCGGTGGCGCTGTGGGTGATGTTGCTGGTCGTTTCCTGACCAAGGCTTTGGGCGGTGTGGTCTCCGACAAGGTGTCGCCTGCCGCACGCGAGCTCATGGATCAAGGCGCAAATGTGCCAATGTGGAAGGCGACAGACGATGCAACCCGCACGGGCCGCGTTTTGCGCAACGTTGCCGAGCGTGCCAAAGCATTACCAGTGGCCGGCGACATCATCAAAGGCCAAGAGCGAGCCGGCGTGGAGTCCTGGAACAAAGTCTTGCTGCGTGAGGCGACTCCACCTCAGCCCGTGCTCGACGATGCTGGAAGCGTGTTGCGCTGGGAAAGGCCGCCAGTCAAGGATGTCGGCTCCAAAGGCTTGCAAGAGCTTTCAGAGCGATTTGATGAGGCCTACGGCGCGTTATACGGCAGCCGAGGCGTGCCGGTTGACGATCAATTCAACAAGCAAGTCGTTGAGCTCCTGCGCAACACAAAGGCTTACTTGCCAGGCGCGTCTGACGACGTGGCCGGTGCGGTTCGCAAGGCCACAGACACTTTGGCTGGTTTGACTAGCCCGACTACTACCCGCTCTGGCGGTGAAAACGTTGGCAAAGGTTTAGTGAGCTCTCGCATCAAGACACCAATCACCACATCTGTCGAGCCAGGTCGAGAAGTGACGACACACGGCAACGTGAAAAAAGCTCTTGACGGTGTAAATGATTCAATCACATCGGCTTGGAAATCTGGCGACGCAGAAAAGGCCGAGGCCTTGACAGCGTTGCGTTCAACGATTGAGTCCTTGCGCTCAAGAGGCTTGCCTCCCGAGGTGGCCTCAGAAGCAGCGGAGATCAACAAGGCTTACGCCAAGTTTAAAACCGTCAGCCGCGCATCTTCCATGTTGGGCGCTCAGAAAGAAGGTGGTGTGGTGACGCCTGCCCAGCAGCTCAACGCTATCCGCGCCCGCGACAAGACGCCAGACAAGTCTGCGTTCTCACGCGGTGAGGCCCCAGGGCAACAACAAGCCCTAACTGCTCAGCAGGTCTACGGCAATACATTGCCCGATGTTGGACCAGGCACTGCCGAGAAAATGATGCTTGTCGGTGGCTTTGGTTTGCCTATGGTCGGCATGGACGCAGGCGCGTCTTTGTTGCTTGGCACGCAAGCAGGTCAAAACATGCTGATGGGGAAATATCCCGTCCAAGGCGCTGTAAGAAAATATGGCCAAGAGTATTTAATTCCCGCGTTGCGCAACTACGGCGCCGCGCTAGGCAACTAGGAGTAAGACATGCCACGCAATAGTTCAGGCGTTTACACGCTACCCGGAGGAAACCCCGTCACCCCTGGTGACGTGATCGAGGCCGAATGGGCCAACACGACTCTGGAGGACGTGGCCAACGAGCTGACGAACTCCCTATCTCGCACTGGCGCCGGCGGTATGTTGGCGCCTTTCCGCATTGCTGACGGCAACGTCAGCGGCCCTGGTCTGTCTTACTTGAACGAGACCAACACCGGCCTCTATCGCTCAGGCTCTGGCTCGACCTGGATGGCCGTGCTGGGCGTTAATGTCGCTCAGTTCTCGACTGTCGGTCTTACTGTTGCAGCCGGCAAGGCTTTGACTGTCTTGGGCAACGCCAGCGCAAGCGGCACTCTGAGCGTGACTGGCGCGACCACTTTGGCCTCTACTTTGGCTGTGACTGGTGCGATTACAGCAACAGGTGGAGTTGTTGGCAACGTCACCGGCAACGTGACGGCTGGCTCTGGCACATCGACGTTCAATGACGTTGTGATCACTGGCGCGCTGGACATGACTGCCGGCAGCTCTGCGACGATCACTGGCCTTAGCACTCCAACAAACGCAAGCGACGCAGCCAACAAGGGCTACGTTGACACGCAGGACGCGCTTCGCCTGGCATTGACTGGCGGCACTATGTCTGGCGCCATTGCAATGGGCTCTAGCAAGATCACAGGCTTGGCCACTCCAACGGCTGACCAAGACGCGGCCACAAAGGCCTACGTTGACAGCGTTGCCCAGGGCCTTGATGTCAAAGCCTCCTGCCGCGCTGCGACGACTGCAAACATCACACTGAGCGGTGCCCAGACGATCGACGGCGTGGCCGTGATTGCAGGCGATCGAGTGCTGGTAAAGAACCAGAGCAGCGCAGCTGAGAACGGTATCTATGTTGCGGCTGCGGGCAGCTGGTCGCGCTCAACTGACGCCGACACATGGGCTGAGCTCATCGGCGCGTTCACGTTTGTCGAAGACGGTACAGTCAACGACAACAGCGGCTGGGTCTGCACATCTGCACCTGGCGGCACATTAGGCGTCACAGCGGTTGTCTTTGAGCAGTTCTCTGGCGCAGGCCAGATCACAGCTGGCGCTGGTCTGACAAAGAGCGGCAACACGCTAAACGTCGGCACGGCTTCGAGCTCGCGCATTGTTGTGGGCACTGATGACATCGACTTGGCCACCACAGGCGTGACTGCATCGACTTACAAGTCGGTGACTGTTGACGCGTATGGCCGCGTGACTGGTGGCACAAACCCCACAACGTTGGCCGGCTTTGGCATCACTGACGCCTACACACAGGCTCAGGTTGACGCTGCTTTGGCGCTTAAGCTGAACCTGACCGGCGGCACGATGTCTGGCGCGATCGCGATGGGCACAAACAAGATCACCGGCCTCGGTGATCCAACACTTTCCCAAGACGCTGCGACAAAGAACTACATCGACACGATTTTCGGTTCAACGACTACGGCTGCCGCGTCTGCTGCAGCTGCTGCTGCTTCCGCGTCTGCGGCCTCGTCTTCTGCTACGTCTGCATCTGGCAGCGCAAGTGCTGCTGCTTCATCTGCAAGCGCAGCTGCTGCGTCCTTCGACTCGTTTGACGATCGCTACTTGGGTGCCAAGGCCTCTGATCCATCGACCGACAATGACGGCAACGCTTTACTGACAGGTGCTTTGTACTGGAACACGACAAGCAACCAGATGCGCGTCTACACCGGCAGCGCATGGGAAGCGGCTTACCTTCCCGCGTCCGGTTACGCACAGCTTGCTGCGACCAACACTTTCACGGCCAACCAGATCATCAGCGCCAACACCTCAAGCGCCGCTCTGAGCATCACTCAGGCAGGCTCTGGCAACGCTCTGTACATCGAGGACGTTGCAGCTGACGCGACGCCGTTTGTTGTGTCTTCCACTGGTGCTGTCGGTATCGGAACAACGACACCCGACAACGTGACGTCAGCCGGCATTGCGTTGGTCTCGAATGACGGGTACTACCCACAGATTGTTAATCGCAACAAGACCAACGACCCCAACGCGTCTTACGTCGTGTTTGATAAGGATCGCGCTGGTGCTGTAGTGCAAAGTGGTGACGCGCTTGGCGCAATCGTTTGGCGCTCCTTTGATGGAGCAAACTATTTGCAGTCTTCCGCGATCATTGGTTACTCAGACGGCACGCCTGGCACAAACGATGTGCCTGGTCGCTTAGCCTTTTTGACAACTGCTGATGGGGCTGCGGCGCCAACTGAACGTTTGAGAATTGCAAACACCGGTGCATTTGGTTTGAGCGGTGCTAACTACGGCACAAGCGGCCAAGTCTTAACTTCTGGTGGGTCTGGTGCTGCACCCACTTGGACAACAATTGCATCTAGCGCAACAGCAACAACTGTTTCTGATACAGCAAATACTTCAACTGGATACTTTCAACTTCCTCAAGGAACTACTGCACAAAGACCAGCATCACCTGCAACTGCAATGATGCGAGTAAATACAACAACAAATCAGTTAGAGATTTTTGCTGGCAATGTTTGGAACTCGTTAACCAGTTTCCCAAATAAGACGCCAAGTGTTGAATATCTAGTGGTTGCTGGTGGTGGTGGCGGTGGTGGAAACATTGGTGGTGGTGGCGGTGCTGGTGGTTTTAGAACTGCATCAGGATTCTCTGTTGCATCGGGTTCTGCTATTACTGTAACAGTTGGTGCTGGTGGTAGTGGTGGGGTTGGTGGTGGTCAAGGCGGGACTGGCTCTGATTCAGTCTTTTCCACTATTACATCTGCGGGTGGTGGTGGCGGTGGATATGCAAAACCCTCACCAACAAATGGAACTGATGGAGGCTCTGGCGGTGGCGCTGGTTCTCTGATTGATAGTAGTTCAAATGATGCTTATGGTGGCGCTGGAAACACACCAAGCACCAGCCCATCTCAAGGTAATAGAGGTGGAAATGTAACCAATAGCGTTCAAGGTGCTGGTGGTGGCGGTGGTGCAAGTGCTGCTGGTGGAGATACATCTACCAACACATCAGGCGCAGGTGGCGCAGGTACTGCTTCCTCAATCTCTGGCTCATCTGTAACTTATGCAGGTGGCGGTGGTGGCGGTGGTTATCCAAATAATGGTGCTGCTGGTGGTGCTGGCGGTGGTGGAAAAGGTGGTGACCCAACCAATGGTTCTGGTACGGCTGGCACAACCAATATCGGTGGCGGTGGTGGTGGTGCTGCTGGTGGCATGGCCCCAGGTGGTAATGGTGGCGCTGGTGGTTCTGGTGTAGTGATTATTCGCTACGCAGACACATATGACGCACCTGTGTCAACAACTGGCTCACCAACAGTTACAGTCTCTGGCGGTTATCGTGTCTATAAATGGACAGCTTCTGGCTCAATTACATTCTGAGGTTAACTATGGCGCATTTTGCAGAAATTGGACTTAACAATACGGTTGTGCAAGTCATTGTTGTCAATAACGATGATTGCATAGACCAACACGGCAATGAATCAGAAGTCATCGGCGCAAAGTTTTGCCATGACCTGTTTGGCGGGGTGTGGCTACAAACCAGCTACAACGGGAACATTCGTAAGAACTACGCCGGCATTGGCTACACATACGACTCAAGCCGTGATGCGTTCATACCTCCCAAACCATTTCCAAGTTGGGTTCTGAATGAATCGACTTGTTGTTGGGATGCACCTACGCCTATCCCCACTGATGACAAGCGTTATGGCTGGGATGAGGCCACGCTGTCTTGGATTGAGATAACAGTCACAGCGTAATCATTTGAGCACATCGATGCGATAATCGCTACACATAACTATTTAATCAACCCACGACTCCCACGAAAGAATCAAATGGAAATTTCAATTCAACTTGAGCTGAACGAAGTCAACGCGGTACTGGACGCGATCGGGGCACTCCCGACAAGCACCAACACATGGCCCATCGCGGCCAAGATCCGCGCCCAGGCTGCACTTCAGCTCCCGAAGGAGCCTGGGGATGCCGGAGAAGCAATTACCGCTGACTGACGAGCAAATCGAAGCGATCGCAGAGAGGGCCGCAGAGGTCGCGCTCAACAAGGTCTACACCGAAGTCGGCAAGTCAGTTTTAAAGAAGCTCGCCTGGCTAACAGGCGCAGCAGTGATTGGCCTGGCCATGTGGCTTGCAGGCCATAACTCACTTCCCAAGGGTTGACATGAAGGACTGGCTGATCGCGTTCATATCAGCCGCAGCTTTGTGCGGCCTGGTC